GGACGGCTTTCTTCCTGTTTCTCATCTTTTTCTGGCTCATTGACGCGAACATAGCCAGAATGACCTTTCATGGACTCAATGTCGTGCGTGTAAGTGAACGTCACCGTGTTACCACTTGCCAAACAACGAAAAGTTGCCATTGTCTTATCCGTAAATAGGGATGTACCCATCAGCACTCACAAGCCATGCTTTGGTTGCTGATGCGTCTTCATAAACAGGGATGTAGTCAATCCAGGCTTTCTTACCAGTAACTGACACAAGGATGTCTGCATCAATGTTCCCATCATAGGAATTGAGTTTTCCAGGGGAACCAGCAGTTTTGACGGGGATGTAATCGGACCAGCGAGTCAGACCTGTGAGGGTCGTGATCTTGAAAACAACCATCTTCCCGTTGTTAGAGGGAAAAGTCTGAGGAACCATTTACACCTCCAAAAAAGAAAACAGGGGGCTTGTGGCCCCCCGTCCTTACACAGCCCGCCCGATAATGAGCGTAACAGTGGTCGATGCCAGATTCACAGAACCGGCAGTCGGGTTGTAGGTCACGATGGTAACCGTATTGGCAGCAGAAACGTAGGCCCGTTTTACCAGACCAGCCTCGCTAACACCATGCGAAAAACCGATAACCATATCACCCAATGCTACACCAGGAACAGTAACAGTATCCGTATCGGTGGCACCAGCCGAAACTGCGCCAGCGTCAAGGGTACATTGCACTTCCCAGGTGTCCGAGAACAAGCCCCGGAATTGGTCATTTCCACGACGGGAAACAACAGCGGTTGCAGCAGCCATTTCAATCTCCTATAAGAAAAAGATCCCTCCCCCGAAGGGGAGGGGACAACTGCAATTAGGCCGGAACAGCCAGGGCAAAAGCAGCGGAAGCGTCAGCAGCAGTGCTGGTAGCGTTGGTACGCAGAGCCTTCACACCGTAGATCGTGTCAGCGGTGAACAAAGTGCCCAGGTACTCTTGCTTATACTGAGTCTGCGAACGGATGCCAAGCTGCTCAACCAGAACCATCGCATCGCGGTGGCCCATCAAGCAGATACGGTCATTGCCAGAGTTACCAGCACCAGAGTCAGCGTTCGACGAAGAGAACACTGCCATGCCGTACAGTTGGCCGATTTCACCGTTGCGGATAGCATCGCCGTTGCCAACGAATGCCTGCTCGGTGTAACGGGCCAGACCCATCAGGGTGTTGCGGCTCGACGGGGGGATCAGGAAGAAACGACCGTCCATAGGAACATCGTTATCGTCCAGACGCTGAATGGTGCGGCGAATAGCAGCATCAGTCAGAGCGGCAGCGTTGGACGAGGTGCTGTTGTAAGCAGTCGTACCATCAGAGCCGATGAACGCCTTGGTCGAGGTGTTGCTGGTGGCATAGTCGTTGGTGCCAACGGTTGCGCCGTTGAAGTAACGACCAAGCTGAACCAGATCGGTGTCCATGCGACGAGCCAGGGCGTAACCAGCGTCTTCCGTGTAGAAAGCGCGCAGGCTGGTCAGGGCTTGCACTTCAACGATGTCCTCGATCAAGCGGCTGTACTCAAAGTGCTTGTTGATGAGCACTTGAATGTTGGTGTCGCTCTCTGCAATCAGAGTAACGGCATCGGTAGCCACCTTAGCGTTGGCGGTGCCACGAGCGGGCGACGGGATGTTAACGGTGTCACCCTTCTTGCCTTTGAAAGACATACGTTTGACGAGGTTCGCCAGAACGAGGTTCTTTTTGAAGGCAGCAACAATCTCATCACTCCAAATCTCGGGGATGAAATTAGCTGCGGAAGTGGTCGTAACCGCATTATTAGGTGCGAAAGCAGTGTTTGCCATGTTAAATCTCCAAGTAAAAAAAGTTGTTTACTTGACTCGCCCCTCGGCATAGGCTTGCATGATCTCATCACTCAAAGCCTCGTACCTAGCAGGGTCCGTCATTTTCAGCCGAATCAGGTCGGCGCGTCGGTAAACCCTCTTTGAACTCTCTCCAGATCCACCAACATCAACTTGCGCGGCTTTCATTGATTTAGCCCTGCTTGCATCGCTTGCTTGCTCTGCTTGCTTGGACTTCACCCCGCGAAGTTGCTTGAAGGTAGACAACAGTTCGTTGGCAGCGTCATAGTCAAACTCAGAATCGGCTTTTGCGTACAGTCCCAGGCGAACGGATGAACCTTTCACCCAGTTCTGGAACTCTGCATCTCCAACCACTTGCGTGTAATCAGGATGCTCCTGCGCCAGCTTCTGCTGAATCTGTAGCCTCTTGAACTCCATGCTGGCCTGACGGGCAGCAAGGACATCAGGATGCTTCTCTATGGTTGCCTGAACAGCCTTTTGAGGGTTCTCAAAAAAGTCTACTTCAGGTTCTTCCTGTTTTGCTGGTTGTTTAGAGCCGATGTTCTGCTTTATAAGCTCATCTGCAAGTTTTCGGACTTCGCCGACCTCTTGGGCCTGTTTACCAATCAGCTTTTCAGCCTCTTGGTGCATCCGAATAATCTCTTCGAGACTTTTATCCCTGTATTTCTCAGGAAGTTCAGATTTAGATTCCTCAACTTGGAGTTCGCCTAGCTCTTCGGGTTCTTTGTCAATCAGCATATGTTTTCCTGCCAAAAATGGTTGTAGGAGATTCAACTCGGTCCAATGACTTATGAGTTGGCTTTGCGCTCCGCGTTCAACTTTTCGATGTGTTTGCGCTCAAACCGACCGTGTTCGCTCGGAAAAGCGCCAGACCATCCTTCAAGTTTGAATTTAGGAGCACTCATGATGCGATGGGCGATACCACCACACCCACACTGAACAGTAGTTGTCTCATAACCAACTAGCTTCTCAGTGCGCTGTCCGCATTCGCAGACAAATTCATACATTCTTCGCATTCAAGTCCTCGTATGCGTCTTCGCTGACCTTTTTCAAGGTTTTTAGCCAAGTAAGAATGGAAATCTCACCCTTACGAAATTGTAAAGCCTTTTCGTCAGGGATACTACTTACATTGTTCATAGATGCCAACATATTGTCAACATCTTCCATCAAGTCTATCCACCCAGGTTGAGAGAATAGGTCAAATCTGTCTTCGTAGTAACGCTGTAACTCTGGGGTCACTGGCTCATTCCTTTAAAAACGGCCCAAATAGTAACGGATACGGCTCCTAAGCCGATCAGCAGCCCAATAATGATGATAAAAAGCTCGTCCATTTCCTGTTTTTTGCGCTTTTCAGCCTCTTTCCGGCGTCTAGCAGCGTGTGCAGCCTGAATCTCCATATTCTGCGCCCTGGCCGCTATACGCATCCAGACATCCATCTTGTTCGACTGAAAGAACAGCATCTTGATCTGCTCTTCAAACTGCCTAGCCTGTTCAATAGCCATCTCAAGTTCGATGGCCTTACCTAGAGCAGAACCTTTAAACTCGCCTTGTTTAGATTTCTCTACAACTTCAATAGCTTCGGCTTTGGCATCGAAATACTTTCCCAAAACAGGCCCGAGCGAAGCAACATCATCAACCGTTTCAGCAACCTTTTTAACAAGGGCTACGGCTGACGATACTGCTGCAAGGGCGCTTATCGGGTCCATGTCATCCACCTTTAAAGTGTCCTGCTACCCATGCTACAGCAGCACCGACTGAACTGGCAATAGTCATTCCCATCCAGAAACCGCCTTTGCCTTTATTTGCCAAGGCTAGCAATTCCTCAATCTGACCTTCCATTTTGTCGATCTTTTTGTCCATGTTCTGGACCCGTTCCCAAAGTACACCGTACTTGATGGGGTCGATTTCAGTCGGCTCCATGTCCTACTCCTATGGCATGAGGGCTTTTAATTGCTCAGGCGTCTGAGCGGCATCCATTTGAGCTTGTAGCGCAACATATTTTTCCCTGATCTTTTGACGCTCTGCTTCTGCAACAGCGGCATCGTTGCCAGGGATTTGTTTCATGATGACTGCATCAAACGGCTCAAATTCTTTGGAACGAGCAGCACGACGGGCATCGTGAGCAATAACCTTGGCCTTGGTCATGTTGATCTGGATCATGCTGATACTTCCGAAAAATCAGCGGTCCATGCTGCCCTAAAAGTGCGGTCAGATGGAATGTCAGAGACGTCCACGATCTTGTAGGGCTTGCCCTGCGGCACGTCCTTGGCCGCAATCGCTTCGATGCTCATACCGCACTCGGCAGCAGGCACGATGACCGCCACGCCGCCGTCATCGTTGGGGTAAATGATGCGTTGGTTCATGATTGGTCCTTAACGGAAGATGGTGACAGCTATAAAGGCTTCGTCATAGAAAGTACCGGTGGTGCTGTAAATGATCACTCTTGCTGAGGATGTGGTTGAAACCGTGCCATCCCAAAATAAGCCAGTTTGATTTGTTGATGTAGAAAGAGAACAAGAAGCAGAAACAGAATAGTCCGTATCTGGCATCGCGGTCGTGAAGTTCACCGTGTAATCGCCAATACCGTTATCCGTGATGCTTGTGACATTCCCACTCGCACGAATCGCTACAGTGCCGGTGCCGTTGAAGTTTACCCATGCGCGGCAACCGTAGGCCACAGCAACAGAGCCATAGCCTGAATTCATCAGGAAGTTGCCAGAGGCATCAAACTCGCCACACTGAGCGCCACCTTCGGCAAAACCAATCCTGTCAGCGCCTGGGAAATAGATGCCAGTATTTGTATCACCAGATGTTGTTATTGCGGGTGCAGTAACACTACCAGCACTAACTGTTACTACTCCGGTTGCAGAAATAGTTGTGAACGCGCCAGTATTTGCAGTAGTTGCACCAACCGTGCCATTGATGTTGATGGAGGCTGTACCAGTAAGGTTCGTGACCGTACCTGACGATGGAGTTCCAAGAGCGCCACCATTGACAACAAACGCTCCAGCAGTTCCGGTATTAACACCAAGAGCCGTTACAACACCAGTTCCTGTAGTAACAGTCGATGGTGCAGCACCAGCGCCACCACCAACCATAAGCGCATTAGCTGCAAGAGCAGCAGAAGATGCCCAAGTCGTTCCACTAGAGAAGTAAGGAATGCCGCCAGAAGTACCGGCAACTGTCAATGCCAATGTTCCGCTACTTGTGATCGGAGATCCGGCGACAGAGATCAAGCCGCCAGTGAAAGTCTGAGCTACTGATGTGACAGTACCAGATCCTGACGTAATCCATTCAACATCAGTTGCTGTTCCATTTACAGCTAAAACTTTATTGGCATTGCTTGTGTAGGACGGTAGCAGATTTATTCTGGCATTCTGAGCTGTTGATGCTCCTGTACCACCGTCAGCAACTGCAAGATCCGTAATGCCGGTGATAGAGCCACCAGATATGGTGACGTTATTTGCGTCTTGCGTAGCAATGGTGCCAAGACCAAGACTAGTACGGCCAGTGGTTGCATTTAATCCAGTAGCGCCACCATCCCACTTCAACCGATCTGTGTAGGCTGTATCCCAATTCGTTTGACTAGTTGTTGTTGGGATGGAGTAGCCAGCCGTCAGAGTTATAGCAATCGTGCCTGACGATGTAATTGGCGATCCGCTTACAGACAGACCAGTAGGAACACTTACAGCAACCGAAGTGACCGTTCCTTGGTACTGATCATTAGACGTAATCGTGAAGTTTGGATACGTCCCACTAATACTTGTTGTACCTGCGCCTGTGAGCGAAACAGTTTGATCAGGTGCAGTATTAGTGATCGTAAAGTTTGGGTACGTCCCAGATGTGCTGATTCCAGTACCAGCAGTTAGCGCAACGGTTTGATCAGGAGCACTATTTGTAATGACGCCGGTCGTGTTATCGTAGCTGATGCCTGTACCAGCACTGACAGACGCTCTGGCTCTTGTGTCTGTGTAGTAGAGATTTGTTCCCTCGTTGATGTTGGTCGTAGTGAGCGACACAGCGCCAATCTGACCATTGACGGAGGTAACGGTGTTTGTCTGGTCAATCTTCTGCCAGACAGTACCGTTGAATAGCAACCAATCACCGATTAGCCAATCAGTGATGCCATCTAGATCCGTTGATCCGGCAGTGGCAACAACATAATAGTCGCCAGCAAAACCGACACCAGAAGCCAGGGCTGGAGTATTAGTAGAAGCATTCCAAGTCCCTTTGTAGTAGAGCGCCCCAGGAACTGCCGCCCATGCAAGATCAGTTCCGTTAGTGGTAAGGAATTTTCCTGATTGACCCGTTTGGCTTGGTATCAGGTTGTTGATCTGAGTTTGAAGACTTGCCAGCGTATCAAGAACAACTTGGCTAGTGCCGCCACCATTGGCAATGATCTTGATCTTTTCACTAAGATCAGGAGCGACAACCTCGCCTACATTGATCGTCCTGCCGTTAGATAGGCTAATGATCAGGCTACCATCAAAGTCAATGTGTGCATCCGTTACGGATACACCATCAATTCCGTCTTTACCGTCGCGTCCATTCAGGCCATCTTTGCCTCGCGGACCCATTGGGCCAGTAGAGCCGTCACGCCCATCACGGCCATTAGCACCGTTCTTGCCGTCTTTCCCGTCCTTGCCATCCTTGATGGAACGAACACGGGCTTCGATCTTGTTGCCAAGCTCATCATACCTGTCGCGGATATCAGACTCAATCTTCTTGAGAGCCTGAATGACAAGTTGAGCGTTCTCGCCAACCTTCTGTTTTTGTAGTTGGCGTGTTTTCTGAAGAGATTCACGGATAGACGCAAGAACAGCCTTCTGCTGCTCCTCCGTCATCCCCTTCAGAATCAGTTGCTTGGCAAGGCTTTCAACGTCCATTGCTCAACTCCCTGGACAATTCTTCCAAGAAGTCTTCTTCCATGCCCGTTACCTTGTTCTTTTTCTCGGCCATCTGAAGTTCGACGATCTTAGACTTGTTTTTGATGTCTGCTTCTTTAAGCATCAACTCAGCTATCTTAACCCGCTTGTCAAACTCACTGGCCTCCGCACCTTGCGGAAGGTTTGTAGTGGTCGAGGCAATGACCTTTGCTTGTACCTCTTGAGGCATAAGCTGCGCTTCAGTTAGAAGTTTCTGTGCCTCAGCACGATTCTTCTCGGCCTGGGTTGTTTTATCAGCAATCTGAGCCTGAGCAGCTTGCAGTTCAAGCTGACGCGCTGCCATAGCCATCTGTTGCGCCTCGGGATCGGGCTGCGACATTTGATCGAGGGCAGCAATCAACTCGTACCTGTTAGACAGGCTGGAGTTGTTCAAAATACCCTTCAAAATCAATGGCAATACAGGCGTATTTGGACCCAAAGTCTGAAGTAGTCCAATGAACTGCTGTTGCTCGTATTCCCGAGCGATGATGCCAAGGGTAGCAGTCGGAATGAACTTCATATCCACGCTCGGATACCGTTCAGGATCAAACTGCATATACCTGAAAGCGGCCTTCTGGATAAACGGGATCAAGAAATCCTCTTGGAAATTGACCAAGGTTCGCTTGTACTTCTTGATAATCGTCGCAACAGCGGTGGACATCGCCTGTCCGTCCCGTGCGCCGTTGGTGACCATGCCTTGGCTGTCCAAAGTACCCGTTGCCTGGAGCAACATACGCTCAAATTCTTGGGCGGTACGCAGGTTATCAGGGCTGGTTTGGCCGAATTTGAACGGGAACAGGATTTCGGCAGGGTTGCCGTTGACCATGAACGCTTTTCCGGGTTTAACCTCAAAGCGGGCACCCCTGGGAAGGCGGGTGGCGTCCATTCCCATCATGGGAGCAGTCGTCAAGGCCAGCGAGTCCAGATGTGAACGGATCTGGGCGTCGATAGCCTTCTGCATATTGTAGGACTTCTCAACGGTCCCCCTGCCCAGCAAGCGATTGGGAACCGTATCGTCCTGATACGAGATGACCGGACGATCCTTCATCATGTAAGGATTCTCTTCTGCCTTCAGAAGCATCGAGCCGTTGGCGATAACAACGATGGCCTCGACCATATCGGTGTAGTCTTCGGCTACAGAGTCATCAGGAAACAGCACGACTGTCTCCGTGTCCTTCTCCTCAAGATATTCACGCGGCACAAGACCATAGTAGGTCAGCAGCAAAACCTTCTCGTCTTGGTACTGGCTAGGCTCTTGGGTCGGCTCAAGGTCGGAATCCTCGTAGGTGGTCCCGATATTGACCTTCTTGTAGATGCCTTTTTCGATTCCTTCAACGACCTTGTGGATAGAGACGTATTTCTCGATAGCCACGCCCATGCAGTCGTCAATCGACGTACCGTTGGGGTCAAAAAGGAAGTTCTTGGGGTTGATCGGGTTAAGCTTGACGGCAACGCGGGGCTTCTCAATGACGCCGATGGCCGCTTGTCCGGGCTGGCCGGGGATTGGCTGGGTTGCTGGCTCAAAAACTTTCTCGGTTTTGACGATCAGTTCGCCAATGCCAGTGCCGTAAATCTCGGCCATCAACTCAATTTGGTCGATAGACTTGCGGATTTTGTCCTGTTTGAAGTCCTCCATAAGCTGTGCCTTGAGGATGGACACATCAAGAGGATTGCCGTCAACGTCTTTGAGATCGTCTTGGATGTCAAAGAACTCGCCCTGGCCGAAAATGGCCTCCATGATCTCGGCATGGCGGGTTTCGACGGCTTGTTGGGTAGCGGGAGTGACGATGCGGGAACGCTCGGAGTCACGAACCTTGTCTTCAGCGGCCCATTCGCCACGG